ATTACCATTCGGTTGTGTATTTAGTGATTATAAAACATTACAAGGGGAAGAAAAAACTATCATTGAAAGAACCGTATTGGAAGTTGATGGTGTAGATACATTGATAAGCGATGAATTTATTAATTTATTAAGAACAAAAAAAACGACGATGGATAGTATTATTACAAAAACACAAACAGAACAGGAACGAAGATTACAGGAAAGGTTAGATAGATTTTCAAAAAAAAAAGGTAGAGGAAAAACAAAACGAGGAAAAACAAAACGTGGAAAAACAAAACGTGGAAAAACAAAACGTGGAAAAACAAAACGTGGAAAACAAGTTCCAAAAAAACAGAGTAAAAGATATAAGAGACGTTCACACAATCATAAACAATGATAATATATGAGTTTTAATTAGATATTTCTAGATAAATAGAAATTAATTATTAATGACGCGGTTAATATTTGTATAGTTGTATAGTCTCTTTTAATTTTTATATTATCAATTTTAAATAATGTTAAAAATGATGTTAAAGTCTTGTAGATAATTAATTTTTTAGAAGACCGTTATTGGTGGTCATGGCTGCGGTTTCAAATACAAATTGTGTTTAATACAATTTATTCACCAACAATCATTTTTAGAATCAATATTGTTCGTGACACCATCCCACGTAATTTTACATTTATCCGCCCATTTTTTCTTCTGACATAGCCCACCAATACCTTTGTACTTTGATTGTGAATTATCATATTCTTTACAATTGCTACCATTTGTTCCGAGATTCTTAGCATTAATGCATTTGAAATCGGTATTTCCATTACTATTAACAGTCTTCTCTACAGTCCAGTAATCGGGACAGTCCGAAATTAGTGGAGGATATTTAACCTCACTATTTAAATTAGATAAGGATATACCTATTAATGTCAACGCTAATATTAATAAGATAGTTGCAACCATCATTACAATTGACTGAAAATTCATAGAATAGAACATTATATAAAATAATAGTATATAATTTTTTCTGTTAAAGTATTATAATGAACTACCAAAAAAATAATATTAATATTACTGGACCAAATAAAACCGCTGTGTTTACATTGAGTGACCGAATACCTATTGACCATACGGTTTCCTTTAGAGATGCGCTTACCAAGGAGACTTATAACAATACAAATACGCTATACAGTGATTTCTTTTGCGAATCAAATGTCGAGACACTCCAGACTGAAATACAAAATGGTGTCCGTAGAATGTCAAACAACCAATTAAATGTGGGAAGACAAAACACTGACCAATTAAAAATTATTATGAACAGTATATTTGTAGAGAATTCGAGAGAACAAACCAATGATAACACTGCTATGATTAAAAAACTAAATTTACTTGTATTACAATACGCAATACCGCAAGTATATGCTTCGGCGGAGAGCTATATGAAATATAAACGCGACATTACAAATATCGCGACTCCTATGAGCAATCCTATAATGACCACAAAGAATAAACAACTAAGACATCATCAATGGTTTTAATTTACTTTTTTTTCTTAAGCTTCAGTTTGACAACTGACTTCTCTTTACTCTTCTTAAATAAGTTGTATCCATCTTCCAACTTATCTAACTCCTCGTGCCATATCATACTCTCCGTTTTTCCAGTTAGTGTTTTGAGTTCCGATAGTTTATCTCCCTGTTCCTTAATGAGTCTATCATAATTCTCCTGTGTAACACTGTCCATCGGCATTTTAACGAGATACTTATAATCGTCATCGTCCTCCATGGTATCATAACCATGTTTTGTTAGCAGTGCCACGACGGTTTCCTTCGTTTTACGACGCAGATCAATAGTATCCTTGAGAATCTCACTAATAAAACGCGCCTTGTTTGATATTAGTTTAGCCTCCTTCTCCAAATGTTCAAGCTGATATTTCTTACGCTCCACGTATTTATTCAGGCGCACACCAATGTAATGGTCTGCGATTTCACTTGCCGTCTCATACTTACGTAGCTTCTCATTCTCGTCGAACATATGCATATTTGTTGTTGTCTTCGTCGTATACAACTTCAACAATTTCTCAAGCGCATTACATCCATTATCCAGAGATTTATCTCGAAGCTCTGCGATTTTTCCCGCAGCAAATACAATTGTAATGTCAACGCTTACGTCAGTACTCATATCCGTATAGTCCTTAATATATATCTCCTTCTTGGTCTTCTTCTTGGCATCCCCTCCACCTCCATCGATAAGGTCCTCGATATATTTTTTGTAATCGTCCGTCCACGTGCCAACTGGAAGCTCAGTAACGCGAACCTCTTTGTTATTGACAACTTCATAGCATCCCTTAATTAGCCATTTTGAATCGCTGATTTGGCTAATAGTCCCATTAAATCCTTCGTAGTATGGTTTAAGAGACGGTTTGTCAGTATTGTTAAGCGACCCTCTGATATACGAAATAATGTCCGCGGGATTGTAGCACATAATATCCGTGCTAAATCCGGTTCCAATACCCTTGCTCCCATTGACAAGAACCATCGGAATAATCGGCGCATAATAAATTGGCTCCACTGGAGTACCATCGTCGTCGAGATACTTGAGGACAGCATCGTCCGCTTCTGGAAATATTAGACGAGTGATCTTACAGAGATTCGTGTGAATATACCTCTCCGACGCCGAGTCGCTACCACCCTGAAGCCTCGTCCCGAACTGCCCATTTGGTGATAGTAGATTGATGTTGTTTGAACCAACAAAATTCTGTGCCATTCCAACAATCGCTCCGTTAAGACTGCTCTCGCCATGATGATAACAACTGATTTCAGAGACGGAACCGCTGAATTGTGCGACCTTAATCTCTGATGTCAGACGGCGCTTGAATGCCGTATATAGAATCTTCCTGAGACTGGTTTTAAGTCCGTCGACGATGTTGGGAATTGACCGGTCACAGTCATATTTAGAGAAGTGAATCATCTCGCGTTGAATAAACTCCAAATACGTAATATCCTCCTTGTTCGTATCCAAATATAACTCGCGGTCGTAATTCTCTAGCCACGTCTTGCGGTCATCTGCGCGCTGTTTATTAAATACCATATCGATTGAGTTGATACATTCATCACCAGTTTTCACAAAGTTAACGATTTTCTTCTCCGCGAAATACTGCTTAAACTCCTTGCTCGTAGAAGTCCCCAATCCCTTGTAATACTTTACCTTCCACCCTTTTGAATCGTTATTACTACACCAGTTTGCCCACTCTCCATCATTGTAAAACTTCAGTTCATTCAGACCCTTCTTCGCCTTAAGAATTGGGGTATTCATAAATCCGATGAATCCCTTGATGTCCAAAAGCGACGCCCATTCCGAATCAAACAGATTAATACCTAGACCCTTAATATGGCTCCCATCAAGGTCCTGGTCAGTCATAAATAGCAATTTGCCGTATCGCAAGCGACTTTTAACAGTCTCTAATGTATATTCCTTACCTGTCTCAATACCTAGAATTTGTTTAATTTCGTGAATTTCCTTATTGTCTAAGATACGCTTTTGTGTCTCACCACGGACGTTAAAGAGCTTACCTCGCATAGGATATACACCGATTGTGTTACGGTCTTCAGTGCTCAAACCAGATACGATTCCGGCCTTTGCCGAATCACCCTCGCAGAATATAATCGTACAATCGTTGCTCTTATCTGTTCCGGCATGATTTGCGTCAATCAGTTTTGGAATTCCGCGAATACTTTTGGTCTTGCTCCCGTCGGTTTTCTTCGCGGCTTTATTGTCCTTAACCTCTGTAAGAGCACACGCATTGTCCATAACTCCCATCTTCGCCACCTTATCGATGAACTTATCGCTAATATCACACGAGGAACCAAAGCTGCTAGACGGAGTATTCATATAATCCTTTGTCTGGCTATCAAAACACGGATTGTTAATGTCGCACCGGACGAATAACATAATCTGCTCTTTGATGGTGCTCGACTTCACGTCTACCTTCTTCTTCTTCTTAATATACGTGGTCAACTTGCGCACGAGCTGATTTAGTAAATAATCAACGTGCTTTCCACCCTTACCGGTGAAAATACCATTAACAAATGAAACCTGTGTAAACTCCTCACTTGGTGCCATACAGACCGCGTATTCCCAGCGCTCATTCGCAAACTCATAGATTCGCTTAGTCTCGCCCACTTTGCCAATATAAAGGTCAACATACTGTTGGAAGTTGTTGGTTGGGATTAGGTCGCCATTATATTTCACCTTGATTTTCTTATCAGTCACCGCAGTAATATCATATACCCGCCGCTTGAAAAGCTCGAGCATGTCTTTTGACAAACCATCAATACCCAGACGTTTGTAATCGGGTTTGAATACTACCTCGGTATACGGTTTCACTTTACACGAGGTAATAGTGGGTGGCTCAATGATATTTAGATTATCCTTGAATGTTTGTTTATATTTTTTCCCGCGAACGTGGTCGACAGTTTCGATTGTTCCCCATTCAGACCAGATTAGAACCAGTTTGAACCCGAACCCATTCTTACCACCAACAATTTTCTGTTCACTTTTGTCGTAATTGGTAGATGTACGAAGGTGTCCGAAAATCATCTCGGGAATCCATAGATTATGTTCGGGGTGTTTTGCTACATCAATACCATTACCGTCGTTGCGAATAGTAATGACACCGTCGTCACTAATAGATACATTGATATAGGTAACAGGAATTGTATTCGCCTTACAATCAGCCATCGACTGACACATCCTAACATAATGATCACGACTATTGACTATTCCTTCATCGAATAGTTTGTATAGTCCAGGAATAATGTTAATTTGTTTAGGCTTGATAGTGTTCGTATCGGCATCAAAGACATATGTGTCGTATTCGGTCTTGGTCATCGAGCCAGTATATGTATCAGGATTGTCCAATACATGCTGCTTATCGGTTTTCTTCTGGTATGTTTTAGCTAAACTGGCGGACGAATTCATGGTGTTTATAAAAATTAAAATATCTCTATACTCTTTCAATTTTTAAATTAACAATATATATATGTCGTATTCGTCGTATATTCCCGCGCGTATTAACGAGAATAAATGTAGCGATGGCACCTGTCCTGTGAAAGTATTACCCAAGAAAAAAACAGAATGGTCTGAGACACAGGTTTCTATGTATGTAAATTTAGTCCGAAATTCTCGAAAAAAACACTCTGACGTTTCTAGAGAGGTTAATCAATACGGTAGTGCCCCTGGTGCACCAGGTGGTTATGGTGCTCCACCGCGCAATAAATTTTAATTTTATCTAATATTTAATAGATAATATCTAATTTAATATAAAATTTTTTCTTACAAAATTATATAATGGTTAAAAAAATAACAAAGAATTCGGATGGTGTATATGTTGTTCAGGGGAAAAAATTCAGTCATTACATTGGATCGCGCGCCTCAGTCTTTCACGGCACCGCGTTCAAGACTGCGGGTGGTCTTCAGAAGAAGGACCTTATTATGAACAAGAACGGACGTATTGTATCACTGAAGAAGCACAAGACGGCCAAAAACGAAAAGCGATTAGAGAAGCACGGCTATTTCACCAAGAAGGGTTCGTTTGGTTACATTAAAAAGGATGGTAAAACCAAGAAGCGCAAAAGTCGCAAAAGTAAGAAACGTTAAATAAACCAGCTATTTTTAATCAAATCATCTGAATCTATATTATCTTTAATTGTATCTTTAGCAACTTTTTCAAAATACCGCTTACTTATTATCAATCCATCTTTTTTATATAAAACATAAAACGCGTATGCATCCGAAAGCGATTTAATATTGTAGCTGTTTCCCTCTGTAATCTCCTGACTATACTCGTCTTTGAAGAAGGTTAGTGAGTCAATTACCTCTTGCGTTTTATCCCATAATTCGCATTTTATATTTACTATATATTTATCATCATCTATATGAATATTACCATCAGTATTTACATATAGATGACGAATTAGTTCAAGGATTAATGAATCTTCAATATCATTGAATTTTTTAGATGTCCATTTCTTAAATAATCCAGAGATTTCGTCGATTTCATATTCCGTGTTAATATTTTCGGTTATACTTGAGTCCCAGAAATCAATGAACTCTGCAACCATTGGAATTATAATACTTGTAACACCTATAAAATATTCACCCTCGTCGTTAAAATTAATCTGCGACTTTAGTCTGTCTAATAGTGTATCGTGTAATAATATATTAGGCAAATTGTGTTCGTCCAGATATTTTTTCCATACGAAAAGCATATTTTTTTTTGATATAGTGCTCTTATTACAGGGTTCAATATATTTATCAATGAACCCTCCAACGATAGTGTCTACAGGATTTCTATATAAAAATAAACAATGTTCTACAAGCATTTTCTCATTACATTGATTTAGGAAATGGTCTGATGAGATGTATCGCGACGAATAGTGTGTTGCGACACATAATATATCAACAATGTGTTTTGAGAAATCTCGCGGGATATCAAAGTGGTTTTTTTGTTTATTTATGTATAGCAGTCTACACTTATTAAAATCATATAAATGGTATTTATACTTGATATTGTGTATAACGTTAACATTCTCAAAATAGGTGTTATTTTGTAAATGTAATTCATTAATTAATTTCTTTAAACAAACTGACGCTATATATATGTCTGTTGTTTTACCATTCAAAATATCACCTATCACCGTAAGGAAATATTTAACGTGATTGCGTGATGTGAAAATAGCGGGAAATAATAAATTAATCACAAATTGAATCGTAGCTGAATCTGGAATCGCATTTAATGGGCTTCGTTCCTTAATCAGTTTAATAATTCCTATTTTAATCTTGTGTTTCCACGGAACCAATTCTCTGTCGTTGGTTATTTCGGAGAGAATTTTATACTGAATATCGTCTTCGCTACATGGTATGAAATGTTTGTCGTCATATAACATAAACAACTCGTTCTGACAACAGTAATAATACTTATTAATTAACATGAATTTATTAATATAATCTGTGCTGTTACAGGATAAATCGTGTTTGCGTTTGTATCTCTCATTGTTATTTTTGTCCGCATTTTCAAGAAGATTAGGAAGCATAACTACCACATAATTCTCCATACGTCCCATTACATATTCATTTTTCGAATATTTTTCTATCAACTTATTAATTGTGTAATTCATATTCTCCATTTAATATATAATAGTCAGTATCATTTTATACTTATTAATTTTAACTTTTTTAATTTTATACCCTGCGCGTTTAATTTTCTCTTATTCATAAGTATTTAAAGGGTTTATAAACATAAATAGTTATATGTCCTCTTTATCACCACAACAAATAGGCACCAGTAAAAATATATTACAGATACAAACGGTACAAATTGCTCCATTCAGAACTCTAATGACAGCGTTGAAGGATATTTTATTGGAGACGAATATTTCATTCACACCTGAAGGAATTAAAATTATAAACATGGATAAATCTCATACAATTCTGGCACATTTATCGCTACACGCTAAAAATTTTGAGCATTATGAATGTTCTCAGCCTAAAATTGTAATTGGTGTAAATATGTTCCATTTATTTAAACTAATCAATACTATCGATAATGACGATACGCTTACTATTTATATAGAGGAGGATGACTATACAGATGGTATTGTTCAATATTTAGGACTTAAATTCGAAAATGGTGACATTAAACAGCAAAAAATACAGAAGTTAAGACTTATTGAGCCAGAAACCGACGAACTCGAGGTTCCGGATGTCAAGTTTTCATCCGTATTAAATCTCCCATCCTCAGACTTTCAAAAAATAATCCGCGACCTGTCTTGTATATCAGATAAGATAGAAATCAAATCGGTAGCCACTTCAGAAGGCGCAGAGTTAATATTCAAATGTAGTGGTGGATTCGCACAAGCAGAGGTAAGAAGAGCAGAATCCGATGGTAGTATGGAGTATATCATTAAACAGGACAATAGCAAGATTATACAGGGTGAGTTCTCACTCAAAAATCTGAGTTATTTTATCAAATGTACAAACCTATGTAGTTCTATAGAAATATATCTGGAAAATGATCTCCCACTAGTCGTTAAATATAACGTTGCATCGCTTGGAGAGATTAAATTATGTCTCGCACCATTGCCCTCTTAAATTATTAGATTATTAATAATATATTTAAAATTATTAATATTCTGGAATATGTTTTTTGAATAAACAGCCTTGCGAGTTAATACCCGCAACACTGGTGATTTTATCTGGATTTTGATTGTTACAAGTCGCAATCCATATTTTAATAATACAAAAGTTCTTCTTTGGAGAAATAGTCATTCCATTAATGTCTCTTCGTAGACCAGCGTCATCTGTAAATGTTTCGCCAATTAAAGCATAAGATGATTGTTTCCACGTATTTACAATAAGGCGATTTGGTATTTTATATGAAAAACACCCCCCTTTTCTATTTTTTTCGTCCTCCCATATAGGTGTTATTCCTTTTCTCATCAAAAATAACATACAATTTTTTATCATCTTATCGGGAAGGGTTTCATATAAAGTTAGAGCCTCTTCTATTGTGTTAAATGTCATTATTTCCTTATAACTATTAAGGTTCCATTCGGTGTCATGTGGAAGATGCGCCCATAATGTCCAACTATCCTTTAGTTTATGAAAAGTTGAAGTATCATTATCGACAGAAGCGTCCACATTACATACCATGGATTTCTCCATTATATATGATATGGAAATATATTTTTTATATCATTTACATATCATTTAAACAAATTGTATAGTTTATATAGTTACAATCTCAAAATCGTCTTTTCCAATTAAAATATATTGATTTGACTTAATTATGTGATGCGCCATATTGTTGTCAAAAAAACTAACTTCGTAATCTACGTTTACATCCAATTTAATGCGTAACATCTCCTTGCACCAATATTTAATAAATATTTGGTCGAAAAGAATATTATTTTCAATATAGTAATTATCCTTTTTGAAATCAATAGAATATTTACACTCCATATCCTTACCAGTTTTAACTACAAGTTCTGCTGCGAGAAGACTGACATTGCTCATCTTGAATTTATCCGAAACTTCCGAAATAGTATTGAACCTCATAATTGAATTATCATACTTACTCTCCTGTGGCATAGTCCACTCATAGAGAATCATATCCGACTTGATTTTGCTATTTTTGACATACATATACGCCTCTCTGTCAATGATTTTCCCATCTTTAATAAATAACACGTCCCGTGTTTCTTGATTCTCAAACCAGAACAAACATAGTGGCTCTATAACATGTTCGTTTATATTATTTGATATAAGATCATATCTCTTCCTTGCCACCGTAGTTGTTTTCATAACCCACCAGAATATATACTGAAATAAACTCGCAATACGCGGGTCTTGTTCGGATAACCACGTAATCTTTTCCAATACAAGATTACGTGTTTCATAATTTAAGCAATTTATCCAGAAGAATATAAAACTAAATAAATTAAGATTATTGTTCATAATTTTATTCTTAATTCGTATTTAAATGAATTACATATTAAACATATTCTCAACCTCTATAGATGACGTTAAATTGCTATTTGACAATATATTTGTATCGTCGCCGAGAGCAATATCGTCGCCGAGAGCAATATCGTCGCCGAGAGCAATATCGTCGCCGAGAGCAA